ACGAAAAGCGCCTCTTCGTCACTACCGAAGGGAACCTTCCACCGATCTCCGCCGTACTTGGGAACGCGAACGTAATCGCCCGGTTTGCACCAAGATCCTTCCGGCCAAGACTCCATCGTGTTGCGATTCTTAAAGGCCAACGGTCCAAGGCTTACGACCTTGGCAATCTGGGTATTCCAGATCTCCGTCTCTCGCGTTTCGGTGTGCAGAATAATTCCGCCTTCGGACGTACGCTTTGCCGTACGAATCTGCACCAAAACACGCGAACCAAATGGAATCAAACCCGGCTCTACACTAGGAAAAGCCTGTTCTAACGTAGCCATTAAATATCCTCTAGGTCGTCTTCTTCTGCTTGTAGAAGTCGATCAATGTAAGTAACTGCGGCCTGCAACCCGGCGTAAGTGCCCACTGCCTTGCCATATTCAAACGAAGCATCCTTACCCTCAAGCTGCCGCTTCATCGCGTCGTGTGCGACACGAGCCTTGGCCCGCTCCAATTCATCAATGATGCGTTCAATCATGCGTTCTTTTTACCCTTTGACATTAGCGCGGGCGTTGCCTTGGGGTCGCCCTTTACCCCTTTGGTCCCTTCGACCATACCTTTCTTGGGACCGCCGTTCTTCATCTTCTGTCCATCAACGGCCATTCCCATTGCCATCATTTTGTGTTGGTTCATGTAATCGTTTGCCATAAATCACCCTTAAGGATTGATACCCGTACCTGTTGAAAAACTGACCTTTTCGCCCGTAATCGCTTCCATGGCTGCGATTTCTTTCGCCGTCTGGTTGTCTTCGCGGTTCGTGACGAGTTTGACGTTGAGTTCTGCACCCTGCCGTTTGTCGAGTCGGTCCTGCTTGATAAGTTCGCGCTGCATGTTGGCCTGCTGTCGAACTTGGCTGTCTTGAACTTCCTTCTGAAGTTTTGCTTGAGCCAATTGCAACTCGGCCTGCTTGACCTGAATGTTGGCTTGATCTGCCGCAGCCTTGCGCTGCACATCGGCCATCATCGCTTGAGCAGCCGGATCGACCGGCGCATTCATTCCCTGCATCTGCTGGAGCATGCCAATAGACTGCTGAATAATTTGCGGAATCGCTGCAAACGCTTGTTGCGCATCCGGTACGACACGCTGAGATGCTGCGGCCAACATCTGATCAAACGATTTCTTTACATCCGTATCGTTCACTTTTTGGAACTCGGAAATATCCCGTCCCGCAGCAGCCGAGGCCACCTCAAATACATGGGTCGCGTACCAAAGAGCAATATGCTCCTTGATGTGATTAAGCATCGTGGGTATGTAGGTCCCCGCTGCGAGCATAGAAGAACCCAAAATGGGACTCGTGAGATAATCAAGGTGAACCTGAAGATGCGCCAGATGATCTTGTTCTGGGAAGGCACTAACCGGACGCCCAAGTGTCGCAGCCACGTTTTCATTGACGGCATTCAACTCCTTCGGGGTCGGCGCAGGTAGCAGCAACTCCTTGGCATTCGGCACGCGAAGCTGATCAAGAATCCGCTCTTCTACTTTGCGTAGGTCATAGATCTGAGGCAACGCGAGCGCACGCTGAGCAACGGCCTGAACCTGCGCGTAACGCTGGGCCTCGGAGAAAATGTTGGGGTCCGAAACCGGCACCACATCCATCGGGCCGTCAAAGTCCGAACGCTTAACGAGCAACTCACCCGTTTCGTTCTTGACCTCTTCGTCCTCAAGGTACATCTGGTTGAGACGGTGCAGCACTTTAAGCGTGCGGCCCATGGCGTCATGCAATCGCGCATGAATCGCAGAGAACACGGCCATGCCCTGCTCAATGCGGGCCAACTGCGTCCCGACCGGCATGTTGCCTTGGTTCTCGGAGATGTCTTCCAGAGTCGTGCGTACGACGCCCTTACCCGCTTCAACAAGGAACCCCAACAACGCCATCAAGGTCTGTGAGGGCTGGTTGAACGGAATCGGCATCGCAATCTTTCGGATGTCGTCCGAGAACGCGCCGCCTTCAATCTCTTTGACCTCGGTCGGATCAATACGCTCGGACTGACCCCCTTCTCTGCCACCCTTCAGCTTCAACATGCCGGGGAAGTTCGCAATGTGCGCAGAGTCCAAAAGCGCTCTCAGTGCACCCGTCGCCGCAGCCGAAATACCACCAATCATCTGCGGGATGCCAATGGGGTACGCACCGCGCCACGGGACAAAGGGGAACTCAATGATCCACTGCATCTCTTCCATGGTCGGGTCTTCTTCCCGCCAGTTTCGGTAGATGGAGAGAACCTTGCCCGTGATTTTGTCAATGGAAATGATGTACGGCGCTAGACCGTAGTCTTCTTCCAAATCCGAGATAACATAGATCTCAAAGATCGTCCGCAGCCCATCGTCGTTGTAGGCGTTAGAGTCGCGGCCTTCGATCTTGTTATTCGCCGTCTCAGACTTTGAGTACTCCGGCTCCACCGAGGCCACCGGAAGATCCACATCCCGGTACATCCCCGAGCGCACACGCTGGAGATACTCAATCTCCGTCACGTATTGGACGTGCGTCTTGCGCTCAGCAGAATAAAAATTCGTTGCCGCAAAGGGCAGATAAATATCATCAATGGCGACATAAAGCGGAACCGGGCGCTTCTTGTTCGCGTCCCACGAGAGCTTCATGTATTGCGCACCGCCAAGCGGTACCTGAGTGAGAAGTTGCTCCAACTCCGCCCGGAACTCGGGCATCTGCTGCGTCAACTGCCAGTTGAGATATTTCGTCTTACGCTCAGCCTTGGCTACCTTTTCGGCAGTGACTTCACCGTATATATAATCTTTTGCAGGACCCTCAGGAGGGAAAAGTTCCTTGATGGCTCTTGCCGAGAAGTCCACGCAGACCTCTGTGAGCATTGGGTGCACGACTTTACTTGCGCCCTGAAACGAAGCGCCGCCCGGTGCATCATCTCCAAGTCCCGTCCGTCGTAGTCCCTCTTCATACTGCTCGTCACGCTTGGATCGCGCTTCCTTGTCCTTGGCTATTTGACCCAAAAGATCTTGCGCCACCGAATCCATGTCCGCTTCGGGCATCGACTCAGCAAGGTTCGCATAGAATTCCGATTCCGATGCCGGAGCCGTCTCTTCGCCAAAGCGGACAATGGCCCCACCGTCCTCGGTGTCCTCTACATCGGAGACCTCTTCTGGAAGTTCCATCATCTCGCCTAGTTCTTCGCGAGCTTCTTCGGTCGGATCTTCCATTTCTTCAGACGCCATACGGATTTACCCTCGGACGCGCATTGACAATGAGCCTCGGCTGCAACGGCTTGGGCTTGCTCACACTTATCATATCCTTGTCGGCTAGGAAACGTAAACCTTGGGTGCAAGCATCCATCAAATCGTCATGCCGAATGCTGCCTTCGCCCGAAAAAGCACAGAGTTGATACAAAAGCGGCTCCGCCCATGAGCGAACCTGACTTTTTCGCTTCTCAGACTCTACAAACCAGACCATGCCGCTGGCGAAGAGGTGCGAAACCATGTGAAGCCGCGTCAGTTTGCTTGCTTTGCCGGGATTGTAAGCGTGCGCGATGATGCCTTCTCTTGCGAGCATCTGTCTTAAGCTAATTCCGCTGCCTTTGTCTTCGATGACGATGGTATCGGGCTTTCTGCCGCTCCCCAACACCCGTCCGGGGCCAATCATCGGCTTGATCAAAGGCCGTTGCTCATCGTCGCCGTAATAAACTTCCCGCTCTTTGTGTACCCGCTTGATCAAATCCGGCATTCCGAGCCGATCTTCCCAACAATCGAGCAACATGATGCAAGGCTTGTCCTCGTTGTGGAACAAACCCAAGACCACACACGCACTCGGGTCGGCATCGGACGTTTTCTTGTCGCGAGTTTGCTCCGTAAACGCCGTATCCAGACTCAACACGATGTGTTCAAACACCGGCAAGGGCTTTTTCGCTGGCCATAACTTGACCCAATTGCGCTTAATAATCCCCTGCTCTTCCGGATTCAGTACTTCAGCGTGAATTTCTTGCCGACCAAGCGTTGTGCCCTCAAATTGCAGCAGTTGCTTTTGAAAAGTCGGCGCTAAGTTCGCAATATTTTCGTAAGTCGATGCCCTTGTAACGTGTACATCCGCTCCATCACGCTCAATCAGGTCACGAATCAGCGCTTTGGGCTTCGGCGTCGTCGTTGCCACGATTCTTGGGTGTTTTCCAAGGCGAAGCGCAAACATAATCATGTCCCACGCCTCTTTGTCGTACTGCCACGCCGCCAACTCATCG